TTGCTCTATTTCCTAATGCATTCACTTTAAAGTTATATACACCCACCTGATTAAGCCCTGTAAATTCTCCTCCAGTAATTGTCTTTTCTACAAATTCACTCGCAGATTGTCCATTAGGCAAATCTAAAACCATATTGTATCCTGTGACATGGCTAACCGCGCCCCACATCCCTGTGATAGTGAAGGTTCCATCTGAAGCATTAGGAAGTCCTGTTGTAACATTGTTAAGAACGGGAGCATCTAATGTTTGATATGTGACTCCATTAATTGTTTGAGCTACTTGATAGCTAAAAGTATTTGCCTCGTTTTCGATACTTATATTTTTATCGATTAAATTAAACTTTCCTGTATCGTATTTCGTAGCAGTAACTAAGTATTCATTGGTAGCTTCTTCCTTCATGGAAATAACTTTATAGAAAAATGGACTTGCTTGTTTAATTTCAAATTTAGCAGGGCTACCTAATTTGACAAAAGGCAATATGCTTGGATCATTGAAACCAGAAACTATAGATCCATAATCTTGGTCTATAATAGCTCCTGTAACACTTAGCATAGATATTTGATCTGGGCTTTGTGAAGAAATTTCAGATTCAGTTATACCTCTTGTCGAAACTTCCAAATTAGTTATACCACTAAATATATTAGCGGCCCCTCTTGTCCTATTTGCCATATTATATATAGCTAATTTACCAGTGTTTAAATCGGATAATGTTTGAGTCCCTGTTAATTCAGATATGAAATCTCCAGATCTTAAATCAATAGGGCTTGCTCCTGTTCCAGAGGCGAAAACCCATCCTATTGTTATTGGATCAAAGTAAATCATTGTGCCGCTTTCGGGTAGACCTGTATAAGCTGCGTATTGCTGGAATCTAGGATCTTCTTTTCCTGTGGCTTCAGGATATCCTTGAGTATAACGAGAAAAACCATATTCTCCTGTGTATCTGACATAATCAGCGGAGTCCATGCCAGTTACTGTAAAGCTGTCAAACCTTTGCCTTATAGTGTTAGCCGTTTGTTCTAATTCTTCATAAGAATCAGAACCTGTAGGATTGTAAACACTCAAGACTCCAGTCATTGATGAAGATTTGAATTGGTTTGTTAACCTAATAGTCTCTGCTTCTAAATCTACAGCTAATACCTTCCCGAAATTTGCTATATTAGTTTTTAGTTCATCTTCGATTATAACGAGATCCCCAGGCTTACATAACAAACTTTCTAGTCCTGCGGTAAAGGCAACTTGTTGATTCTCTTTTATTTTGGAGAATATTTGGTGTTGTGCGGTTCTCCGAGCCATCGCTCTAGATGTGATACCAATACCTTCTATTTTTTTCTTAAAAATACCGCGCTCTTTAATATCTTCTTCGTCTTCTACGACCTCTATTTTAGGTGAAAAATTATCGAATCGATCCCTATATCCGACTTCTATGCAGTTAAACTGTTCATCTCTTCTGTTATTAGAGTAAAAGAACATTCCGTCTTTGACGCTTTCGTTTGTAAACAAGTTGACTGCTCCTCTAGGTCTATCGTCTACAAAATTAATTTCTGAATTACTAAAGAATGTTCTACCTCTGAATAAAGATGCAATTGTGTTTATTGCGTCAAAAATTTTCTGTCCTTTATCGAATACAATATTGCAAGAATATCTAGGCTCCTTACCTCCTCTTCCATCAGTTACTCCTTCAAAATATCCTTGTTCGTCTACAGCGTCACAAAATCTTCCTATTTTGTATAACTGCCACTTATTAATAGTATCACTGTCTATATGAGAACCCATCCCATACCTAGAACTTGTAAGCAAATCATATAAAATCCAAGCAGGGTTATCTGTCCATATTAATTGATCTCTAAAAGATCCATCCCAATCTCCTTTGTAAATTAACTTATCCCGTCTAGGTGTATTATCGAAAAGTTCTTGATTATTATAATACCTTTTATCTTTTCCTCTTTTAGTGGGGAAGTAATTACTCGGGACTTTAACTTTTTTTAATTTACAGTCGAAGCTTCTTCTTGGTATAGAACCAAAAGCCCTTGAATCTAATTTTGTTCCTACTATAGCAGAGTAAGGGTAGGGAAGATTGACTTGAATTATCTCTGTTACTTTTTTTACACTAATTTCTTTAGCTAATAAAGTAGAGTTAGTTTCGAAAGAAAGTTTAGTAATTTTTACATATCTTTTTTCGCTGGTGTTTTGTTCTAAAGCTCCAGCTTCTATACCCACTTCACCATCAGCGCTCAAAACCTGCTGATTTCTTGCTTTAGCTTTGGGTAATTCAAAAGGTTTAGCTAAATAGCCACCTTCATCATCATCTACGCTACCAATCTCAATTACAAATTCTCTACTACTCGCAGCTTTGTAATCGGGATTTCCTATATCAATTAAGGTATTTCCTTCGATAAGAGCTACAATACGATACGTGTATTCTCTATGTATGCTAAGACCTCCATTTTCTCGTATGGTTCCTGTTTCTACTCTAATGTTAAGAACTGATGGGAATGTAGTTCCTATAGATAAATCTTTATGAGTTCTTCCTGTCCTTACATTTGATGTATCTGTAATTAAAGTATCTTTTAAAGATCTTACATCTAGAGTGACAAATACGTGCTCTACGTTAGGATTATATATTGTGTGTACAACAGGTATTTCTTTTTCATCAAAATTTGCCAATGAATTTTCTCCCCAATTAGAATAATTTTTGTTTCCTCGGGAAGCCCTAACATCATCACTCCCTTCATTTAAAGGTAAACGATCATCTCCTAAAGCTGTATTATAATTATCTGCAAATTCGGATAAGACCGCTCCTCTAGTCAACATACGTGTATTACGAGAAATTCTTTGCGGCGCATTTTCTTGTCGAGTAACGCTTTGTCCAAAGAGATCGACATCGTTTACAGATATCATAGGTGCAGTACCAAAAGGTCCGAAAAGTTCTCTGTCGTAAACATGATCGATAAAAATTCTTCTAAAATAACTAAATGGATCTTGTGACTCTTCTCCTTTTTTAAATTCAGCTAAGACATTACTATAATTGTATTTTAAATTAGTCGTATCGAAATTATTAACAATAGCATCTGTTTCTATAATAGAAGAGCCATCTATATTAAGAGTTTTTGCAAAGTTAAGAGAATTTAAATCAGTTAATGCTTCAATTACTTGAATAGGTATTTTAAAAGTGCAAGCATAAAAGGACACGTAAATTGAGTCTGCTAATTTGACTTCTAAACGATCTTTTTCGATTGGAAACTCAAAAATCAAAAACCCATGCATGTTTCCATTCAGAGTACCATCAGCACTAATTTCGGGGCATGTTACATCTGTGACTCTCATGCCAGCTCTCTCCATTACTGCAATCAAGTTGAATCCGTTTTCTAATCCAACTGGCAAAGTAGACATGTTAAATAACTGGTCTCCGTCTAAAATAGATTTATTTAAATTAGCATTAATGTCTTCTACTTTTACTATAATAACCCCACCGTATTCTTCTTCATTTAAATAATTAAATACTAAATCATTTACATTATTTTGGTTAAAATTTAGTTTATTTAAAGCTCTTAGAGCTAATTGGCTTTGAAGTCTATTTCCTCCTTCTTGATTATTATTTGTGTATAACTCATAAATAGTATTTAGTTCATCATAAACTACTTCACTAATTCTGGCTTTATTTTCAGTGAAAAGAGGTGTTCTGACTGCATCGTTCTCTATATCCCAACCAGTTTCAAGTTGGATTAACTCTGCACTAGGTTGAAAGGAAAAAAAGAATTTAGATAAATCCAAATTATTGTCTGACCACAAAAGACTTCCCAATGTTCCTGGAGATCTATCGTCCTGTCTGAAAGCCGCATTACTATCATTATAACCAAGCTGTTGCGTCCCATTGAGATACCATCGAAAACTTTGTGACAGACTAGAATCTGTATATTTTATAAAACCCCTGATAAAAGTGGGTATGGTTTGATTTCGTTGATTGGGAAACCACGGTGACCAAAAAGGCGCAGGTAACTCTAGATAGACCATAGCCACATCTGTGCTAGAAGACGATTCATCATTACGAATCCCTCCAGGAGTATTAGATGGTAGAGCTGTTATTCTTCCATCAGAGCTACGAAGAGGAGCTTTTAATAATTCTTGGAAAAACCTACTACAAGATGTGACTCCTTCAGTGCTATCTAACTTCATATTTAGGGTTTCGATAGTCTCTGTTTCTAAATTTGTTAACTGTGGTCCAATTCTATCAGTATCTGTAGTAACTGCTACAGCGGTATCATCTAAATAAATACCTTGTAATATTTCTAATCCATCTACAATTTTTCCATTTGCATTTACTATTCCCTCAATAGGTCCATCACTAATTAAATCTAGGGTTTCTGCATAACTATATGAAGAGCCGTATTGCAGTTCCCCCATGACAGGAGGATTAAAGACGGGGGGTTTGGGTTTTTTACTTCCTCCACCGCCAGCGATGCTAAGTTTTTTGAGCAAGTGTTTCATTATATTTGGCTTGCTCTATTTCCTACAAAAATAGGGTTTGATCCTCCTGCTCCTAGAGCGTCTTGTGGCGCTTGATGTTGAGGGAATGATTTAATTGTGGCTTGTACTACTTGTGAGCCTACCTTTAATCTACCATATCCAATTGGGACTGGAGACCCTTGACTAGCTACGTTTACTGTATTGGAAAATATTAAAGAAGCTTTTGAAGCATCTGCCTCGATCTCTAAAGCTTCGAATTCTGGTTTAGGAGTCAATGCGTAACTAATCGCAGCGAATATAACTGCGAGTGCTAAGTTAGCTAAAATAGTTCCCGAGGCTAAAAAACTACCAATAGCAGCAATTCCTGCCGCTACTGGACCTGCTCCAGTGATAGCTGGAACTAAATCTATAGTTTTGGGGTTTTTCACCCCCGTCATGTGCTCTTCTTGGGTAACTCTTTTTTTATCAATTATAATATCGTAGCAGAATCCTTCTTTTTGTAATTCTATTAACCTTTGAATAAAACCACTCCTATTGCAATCTATAGCCTCTAAGATATCTTTTGGGTTGGGTAGATTTAATTTAAAAAAATTACCGTATTCCCGAGCCAAAATTCCATGTATATATACTTTTGTCATGCTACTGCCTTAATCCTTTCTAGTATATTTACATCAGCTTCTATGGTTTTGGGCGTATAAATATTTATTTTTTTTGTGTTAAGGCTGTAAATTAAAAAGGGTTGGCAACAATTATCAGACATTTTCACATCAAATTCTGATTCTGTTTCATCTCCTAGTATATGGCTGTGAAAAACAGCCACCATATGATAAGAGTCTTTAAAGAGAAGATAACTCAAAGGATTGATTAAGAAATATGATCTGGGGTCTTCAGAATTATTTTCCTCTAGTTGAATAATAAATTCTTTATTTTTTGGATCATATCCAAGAAACCCACATATCTCTTTTGTGAAATGTTTGTGAGCTATTTCCTTTATTTTATGGAGAGCTGAAACTTCTCCTTTACATTTGTGCGTTTCTTGCATAACTAAATCCGTCAGTTCCTGGGAATCCACCAAATCTTGGATATTTAGATGTTGGATTAGATAAAAGTGTGTCGGGTGCTTCTTTATAAGTTTCTTGAATAGATTCGAATTCCCCACTCCCTGTTAAATGATAAGGTCCGACAGTATGAATATCTAACATTCCTGTCACATTATCAGCAGGATTCCCAATGTATCCTGTTTTTGCATCCCACCAAGCCACTAATCTATCTCCAGTCACACTTTTGAATATACCTGTGCATTCATAATACTCCCTTGGGGCGAAATCAAAAGAGTTTACAACTCCATGTGGAGTTCTTATACTTTTATTTAAATAATTTATTTCTTCTTGATTAATAACTCTATTCCAAACGGCCCACGGTCCTAGACATCCGTTCATAGAAGTGGTATAAGCGTTACTCTGTGTCGGGTCATAACCTTGTGTGCCATGATAATACTCAACAGCTCCTAGCATAAATGTCTGCGGTAGAGCTTTTTTACCAAAAGGATCGTGAGTGTTAGTGGCTTCTCTTTCTCCGAGGCTAGCAAAGTTCCCAAGGTTTTGAAATAGCTGCATAAATTCTTGTTGCGATCTAGTGTCACCCTGACCGAAGCTTGCTTCATATGAAGAGGATTTATTGACACCATTTACAAAGAATCTTATCAATGTATCTTGAGTTCCATCACTAAGTGTCTGCTGATTAATAAAATTAGCCGTTCCTGTGCTGTTGGTGATTATATATTGAACCCATTCTCTTGAGTTCCCTCCATCTTGTTCATTATGAAGGGTTACGTTCTTAAAGGCGGCTGGAGCAACATTGTCTCCTTCTATTTTATATCCCATGTAGTTAGCACCAATCACATTAGTTTTACCACCTCTGCTTTTTGTTCCTTCTATTGCTTGTAAAGATGTATTGGCATTAATGTTTAAGAATTGCGTATTAGGCCAATCCAGATCATCTCTTGGTGATGTACTCAAAATTCCAGCTCCTACAGGGCTATTGGAATTAATGTTTACCCATCCCATAATTGTCCATGCTCCCGTAAAATGGCCAGTCAACCCTTGCTCTGTAGAATGAAATAACCCTGTGTGAGTTGGGATTAAGTGATTATCTTCATCTGATGAGCCTGATATCTTAATTCCGTTAAAACCACTTTCTATATTTTGTGCAGATACAAAACTTACTAAATTATTTTCATTAAATCTTTTTCGACAAGCTGATAGTCTTTTTGTGCAGCCATCTCTTTGCCAATATGTAGGATTTCCCTCTGGGGATTGACCAGTATTATCAGATACACAAACAAAAACTGTTTTTAAAGGAGTTCCCTTTTTATTAGGGTCTGGGCTGGGTAAAAGAATTGTGGGGCTTTGAGTGATTGCTATATCTCCTTTTATGTATCCTTTCGTGGGGTTCCATATTGCGTTCGGGTCATCGTAAAAATATGTTGGAGAGGCGGGGGCGTTGGGATCTGCATTTTCTGTTGGCTGATATCTAGGAACGACTGGCCCTCCAGTTGGATCAAGAAACGGCTCTCCATCTGCTCTTTCTATGGGGATTCCAGCGTATCTACACCCCTCTCCTCTGTATTGCCAGTAACAAAATTTAGAAACGACATTTCTGTTATTTACTGAAAAACTTTCTAAATCTAATGGGGAGTTTAATTCAAATTCTACGAATATTTTCGATTCTTGGGTTTTTCTTCCCATCAACCAAGTTTCGTCGGTAAGTTCTGCTTTAGAGTCTGCTGATCCAAAAGGGTTTCCTCCTTCAAAGTTTACATCGTCGATAAATTTTACAGAAACTCTTTTCCTTATAATCTTAGCATTCTTAAAATCATTGTTATTTTGAAGGAAATTAGTTATGATATTGTTTTTATTAGCTACTCTTATTTTGGGTCTAGCCAATTTTCCATCTGCCAATATATCAAATCCTTCTGTTTCTATTGCTAGTGGTAAATACTCGACACCTTGCCAAACAATTGATTTTTCGTAAACAGATCCTCCATGAAAACCTAAAAATAAAGTGGGTTTGTTAATTTTATCAGGGAAAACCCTGAAGAGTTCTAATATGGCGGTTGGTTGTAGGTCTAATAGACTACTTGCTACTTTGTTTTTTCCTTCTGCCGCCATATTTTAAATTACACTTTATTATTATATAATATAAAAAAGAAGTGAAAATTACACAGGTAAAAGATTCTGCTGAAGTATGGCCATATTTTTATGAGTTTTGTATAAAATCAAAACCTTATGATTTTTGTTCTCTCAAATCGAAATCTTTAAGAGACAATAGAATAAGAAGTATATTTGAAGAGTTTTCGTCTTACAAAGTCTATAAAGCTGAAAAAGAAGATGGACCATTTGGTTTTTCTTTCGTCAAAGAAGAGCGGGTGTGTTTAGATTTAGTTTTTATTTTTGGTATTTCTTCGAAAGCTAGTAGTCTTAAACTCGCATCTTCAGCGCGTCTTTTATTAAAAAAAGTTCTTGAAGACTCTGACAAAGCTTACTTAAAAAGTGAAATTAGGCGCACTTTTAAAGTCGGTCCTTACAAAAAATGGATTGAAAAATATTACAAAAACGCTATTATCTTCAACGATGAGAATAACACTGTAATTTTCTGTAATAAAAACATTATGACCATTAAATTTAAAGTAGTAGGGACAAACAAAGCGACTCAACATCTAGTTGGTAAGGATGCTTTTCTTAGATCTACTCGAAAAGTTAAGCATGGATTACTAAGAGAAATTGCTATTGACGAAGAAATTTACCTTTTAGACGAAAAAGGGGTTGACTTCCTCTCTGAATCTGTTCTTTTAAATGGACTTATTTCTGATAATGAAAACAATGTAGGGAACATTTCCTTACAATTTATACCAAATAAATGAAATCGAAACCTATCCTCTACAGGGTCTATACAA